ATCGGTGTCGAGGCGCTGCAGGAACTCCGTTACGCGGCGAGCCTGGCGGGGGTCGAACAGAACACCCTCGACATGGCCCTGCAGCGCTTCACGCGCCGGGTCGGGGAGGCCGCACGTGGCACCGGCGAGGCGAAGGAAGCGCTCGCCAGCATGGGCATCGCGCTGCGCGACCAGAACGGCCATATCCGGCGCTCGGAAGACCTTCTTGACGATGTCGCGGAAGCCCTGCGCGCGGTCGAGGATCCGGCCGAGCGGCTGCGGCTCGCCTTCAAGCTGTTCGACAGCGAGGGCGTGGCGATGGTGAACATGCTTAACCGCGGCGCCGAGGGGCTTGCGGATATGCGCCAGCGCGCCCGCGATCTCGGCATTGTTCTCGAAGAAGACCTGATCCGCAATGCCGAGCAGGCCAAGGACGAGCTCGACACGCTGGGCAAGGTGATCTCGGCCAATCTGACGCGCGCCGTCCTTGACCTCTCGCCGCTGATCGCCGATCTCTCCTCGGGTCTTGCGGAACTCGCGGCCGATGCCGGCGTCGCCTACGAGCAGCTGAAGCTGGTCCTGCAGGGGGACTTCAACTTCGAAGGGCTGAGCCTGCGCTCGACCCGGCGCATCGTCGAGGAACGGCGCCGGGAACTGCAGGAGATCGCCCGCGAGCTGAACGAGATCGGCGATGTCACCTTCCTCGACGACCCGATCGCCTGGGGCCGCCGGCAGGCGCTCGAACGCCGTCTTCAGGAGCGGGTCGCTCAGTACCGCCAGTGGGCGGCGAAACTCGCCTGGATGCAGGCCGAGGCGGAGCGCAACACGCCCGACCGCGTCGATACCGATACGCGCTCGACGCCGGATGCCATCGAGGGCGATGTCGCGTCTGCGGAGGAGCGTGCGCGGCGCATCGCCCGGATCGAGCAGGATCTGCAGCGCCAGCTGTTCGAAGCCCGTCACGAGGGCGCCGAGCGGACCCGCGCCGAGTATGAGCGGCTCGTCGCCGAGATGCAGACCCTGATCGCGCCCGACGGCTCGAACCTCGACCGCGTCGAACAGATCATGCTGGACGCCGCCGCGCTGCGGGATGGGCGTCTCGCCGAGGTCGCCCGTCGCGAAGAGGAGGCGGCAGCGCGCCAGCGTCAGGCCAACCGGCGGGTCATCGAAGGGCTCCGCGCGGAACGCGACGAACTCGCCATGACCGATCGGGAGCGCTTCGTCTCCCAAGCACTCCGGCGGCTGTCGGCGGAGGCGACGGAGGCAGAGCGCGCACGGGTGCGCGAGCTGGCATCGGCGCTGTTCGACGAACGCCAGGCGATCGAGGCCCGCAACAAGGCGGAGGAGGAGGCGCGCAAGCTCCGGGAGAAAGGCGAGGCGCTGACCCGAAGCCTGCGGACGGCCCAGCAGGCCTATGCCGACGAGATCCGCGAGCTCAATGCGCTGCTCGAGGCGGGCGCCATCAGCCAGGAGACGTTCACGGCTGCGAGCGAAGAGGCCTACGACCGGATGCTGCGCGCCAGCCGCGATTGGTCGGCCGGGGTCCAGCGGGCCATCCGCGACTATCTGGACGAGGCGGGCGATGCCGCCCGCCAGTTCGAGCAGGCGACGACCCGGGCGTTGCAGGCGAGCGAGGACGCCTTCGTCGAATGGGCCATGACGGGCAAGCTCTCGGCAGCCGAGCTGTTCAACAGCATCGCCGAGGAAGCGCTGCGCGCCGCTTGGCGCATGGCGGTGATCAAGCCTCTGGGCGGGCTGTTCGAGAGCATCTTCGCCGATCTCGGCGGCGCCATCTTCGGCGGCTTGTTCGGGGGAAGCGGCACTACGGGGCCGGTCGGGGACTTCCCCGCACCGGGCCCCGTCATGGTCGCCCATGGCGGCGGCGTCATCGGCGCCGATGTGCTGCCGCGCCGCATGGTCCCGGCTGCCGCCTTCGACCGGGCGCCGCGGTTCCATGGCGGTGGGATCCTCGCCGGCGAGGTCCCCATCATCGCCCGCCGCGGCGAGGGCGTGTTCACCCCCGAACAGATGCGGGCGCTGGCGCCGGCATCGGGCGAGCGCCCGGTGGTCAATGTGGCGGTGAACGTCCGCAACGCGGCGCCGGGCACGGAGGCCACCGCCGATTGGCGCCGGGACGGCAACGGCAACCTCACCCTCGACATCATGATCGAGCAGGTGGAGGGCCGGATTGCCCGGAACGTGGGGCGCGGCGAGGGCATCGCGCCGACGTTGGAGCGCCGTTACGGCCTCAACCCGGCGGCTGGCAGCTACCGTTGACGAGGACGGGCCCCTGGATGAGGACGGGCTTCAGCCCGGATGGTGAATGACGAACCGTTGGCCGGAACGACTGCCCCTGCCGACCATCGACGGATATGGCATCCGGCCGGGCGAGGCCATCCTGCGAACGGAGATGGAGGCGGGGCCGGCGCGGCAACGCCGGCGCTACACGCAGGTGCCGAGCCGCATCACCGTGCGCTGGGTTCTCCGGCGTGAGCAGTTTGCCCTGTTCGAAGCCTGGTACCGCTGGACCGCCAAAGAAGGCGGCGAGTGGTTCGAGATCGACCTCAAGGGCGGTCTGGGCCTGTTGCCGCAGGAGGCGCGCTTCACCCGCCAGTTCGAGGCCCGGATCGTCGCGGGGATCCTGTGGGAGGTCCGCAGCGAGTTGGAGATCCGTGAGCGCCCGACGCTCAGCGAAGGCGCCATGGCGATCCTGCTGGAAGAGGACCTGCAGGGGCTCCTCGGCGGCGTCGATGCCCTGCACACGCTGATCCACACGACCCTGCCGGGGCCGCACGCCTGGTAACCGGAGACGTCCATGACCATCGAAGCCGATCTGCGCGCGGCAGCCGACCGCGCGCACGCCGACAGCCTGCTCTTGCACGAGATCGTCCATGGCGACGCGCAGACGACGGTCACCACCGAAAACGGTCCGGTCAAGAGCGTCGCCAAGGTCATCGTCGACGTGGAGGCGAGCGTCGACGCACACATGACCGACATCACCCAGGCGGTCGACGCGACCGAGACCGCGCGGACGGCGGCCGAGCTCGCCCGCGACGAGGCGCTGGATGCCCGCGATGCCGCGCTGGGCGCCGTCGGGACCGTCGCCGTGAGCGCCACCGACAGCGCACCGGGCCGGCTGGACGCGAAGCTCGAAGCGGGGCTCGGGCTGGGAGCCACGGTCGTCGATCCCGGCGGCGACGAACGGCTGTCGCTGGACCTGGCCCCGCAGATCCATGCCGGCGCCCTGGTGGCGCTGGCGCGCAGCTTCATCTGACCTGAACGAGGACCAAGATGGCCAATCAGCCGATCTTCGTGGCGGCCTACCGCCAGGATGGCGCGGTTCTGCGCGCCGATTTGGGCAACGCGGCCCAGACCGTCTTCACGCCCGGCGCCAATGGCACGCGGCTGCATGCGATTGTGCTCGGCAACGACGGCGATGCCGCGGCTCCCGTGGAGTTCGGCACCTTCGAAATCGTGTTCTCCGGCGTCGAGGTGAACATCGTCCCCGGCGCCACGCCGGCCACGGACCCTTTCACCGTGACCCGGACCGACGATCAGTCCTGGGCGATCACTGAGAACCTGCAAGTGCTGACGCTCTGGAACGTCGCCACGGTCAATCGGGGCGATTACCGCATGACCGGGACCGGGGAGCAGACGCCCGGATCCGGCATTTTCGACGTGCTCAATCTGGAGAACACGCCCGGCAACGCCATCACGCAGCAGCTCGGCGTCACCATCGACGCCTACCGCTGGCGTCCCCTCTGGTCGATGGAGGTTCCGGCCCGCGCCGGGTTCGACGGCTCCCCTTCGGTCGCCGGGCTCGACCTCGAGCAGATGCCGTGGCTGGACCTCACGGGCGACCGCTGGCTGCTGCTGAAAGACCAGCTCGCGGCGCGGATCCCGGCCAACGCCAATGCGGTCACGACCGGCAACGTCCATATCGGCTTCTTCGGCGGCGATTACTGATGAGCAATTCCACCATCACGGCCGACCTGCCGCGGGCCGAGCGCAAGACCGGCGGCGGTTCGATCACCATCGGGCGCAGCAGGGGCGGTCACCACCGGGTGACGCTGTTCCCCGGCCCCATCGCCAACAGCAAGGGCCAGCGGGCGCTCAACCCGCATGTGTTCCGCCACAACACCCGCACGCCCAAGCCGTTCAGCCACGAGGTGGTGACGGGCCCCTCGATCACGCAGGAGAACAGCCAGGGCCTGCTGATCGTCGATCACACCAAGGTCGCGATCTCGGGCTCAAACCAGTACTCCGACCTCGGCGACGGCAATGGCGGCGGCTACGTCCAGCACGGCTACATCCTGTCCGATCCGATCCAGTGGCTCGGCGTGCAGTCGAACTGGATTCCGGCCATCGCCGAAGGCCGCATGGATCCCGAAGCGTGGCCGTCCAACTATGGCGGCTACGACACACGCCACCACTGGAAGGAGCGCGACGCCTTCCATATCGTCGGCGCCATCCCCGGCTATACCAAGGTAGTCCTGCTCAAGTGCGGCGTCGCGTTTGCCTGCGGTTACAGCGGCCACGGCCAGTGCGGCGACGGCGGCGCCTCGAACCGCTCGGGCTGGCGCATGGTCGGCTGGCAGTCCTACGAGGGGATCCAGGAAGACCAGCGCATCTATAAGGACGGCCGCAAGATCGTGCAGATCGCCGGCACGGTGAACGGCCAGGACAGCACCGCCATCACCTATTACGCGTTGACCGATGACGGCCGTCTCTGGGGCTGGGGCTACAACGGCTACGGCCAGACAGCCACGAACAACGCCACGACCAACTCGGCGGAGACCTATTCGCCGCACCAGTGCTACCGCGAGGGCCTGCCGTCGCGCGGCGAGAGCGGCGTCGTCCCGGTCACCGACGCGGTCTATGTGACCGCTGCCTGCGATCAATACGGCACGGTCTGGTACATCGACGCCGTCGGCAAGGTCTGGGCCGCCGGGCGCAACAATAACCAGCCCATGGGCGACACCTACGCGACCAACCAGACCTACTTCCGGCCAATCCAGCATGGGACCAGCGGCAACCAGCTCTTCGCCGACAAGGTCTGCATCAAGATCGCCGCCTGGGGCGGCGGCGACAATGGCCAGGCGCTGTTCCTGTTCGCCGACGGGACCGTCGCCTTCGCCGGCTATTCCGGCTACGGCCAGGCGATGACGGGATCGACCGCCGGCACCAACGCGGCCCAGTTCATTCCGGGATTCGGAGCGGGTGAGGCTTACGGCAAGGCGGTCGATGTCTGGGGCGGCGGCAACAGCTACGGCACCAGTTACGTGAAGACCGAGGACAACCGCCTCTTCGGCGGCGGCTACTCGGGCTACGGCCAGCTCTCCGACAACCGTTCGGCCGGCACCTATGCCGGCGTATACGAGATAGACCTCACCCTCGGCACCGGGGTCGCGCCGGGGGAACTCCTCAAGATCGATCTCGCGGGCCGCGGCTCGACCACGCATCTGATCGCCCTGTTCGACGACGGCACCACGCTCTGCGGCGGGCGCAACAACAACGGCCAGCGCGGCGGCGCGCTGTTCGCGGCGAACTCCTATTGGTGGAATGCCCCGGGTCTGGCAGCGAAGGTGATCGACGTCGATGCGCACTCCATCGGCTCGGACAACGGCGCCAATCTCTGGCTCGGCGAGGATGGCACCTGCTGGGGCGCTGGCACCTGGTATGTGACCTACAACGTCTATTGGAACGGCGGCTACTCGCAGCGGAACCCGTACTGGCCGATCGAGATCAATGCCAAGCTCGGGACCTGAACCATGCGACTGTTCATCTCCTATACGGAAGAGGCCGGCGGCTTCTTCCAACCCCCGGACGTGCCCGAGGAGCCCAACACCTGGGAGCATCTCTGCCTCGTCGACGGCCGCCACTACGCGGTGCTCTATCACCCGATCCCTAAAGACCAGGACGCGCGCATCGACCTGCAGGTCCACGATCCGAAGGCGGAGCCCGAGGTGGCGCAGCTCATCCGGACCTTCGGCCATCCCTACCGGCGCTACCGCGAGGCGCGCGAGGTCGAGTACCCGCCGATCGGCGAGCAGCTCGACACGATCCTCAAAGCCTTCAACCAACTGCGCCTGAACGGCACCGGCCTGCCCAAGGAGATGGACGAGCTTCTCGGCAAGTGGCTCGCCGTCAAACGTGCCCATCCCAAGCCCGACCTGCTGGAGGACGAAGATGCCGGATCCCGCACTTGAGCAGGCGATCCGCGAGGCCTACGCCTCCGCGCCCTCCGACACCGTCATCTTGCACACGCTCGAACTGCGCCATCCGTCCTTCCTGGACGATGACGGCCTGCCGACGGCCATCCGAGTGGTTCGCGATCATGTCGACCTGATGGCCCGTCTCGAAGCAGACGCACCGGTCGATGCCAGCGAGTGGGTGCGCTTCGTCGCCATGGGATTCGAGCTCGAACTGCCGCCGGTCGACACCGCGCCGGTGCCGGAGATCGCGGTCACCCTCGACAATGTCAGCCGGGAGATCGTCCGCCACCTCGATGCGGCCGCGACCAGCCAGGACAAGATCGAGGTGACCTACCGGCCTTACCTCTCGACCGACCTGGAGGGTCCGCAGATGGATCCGCCGATCACCCTCATCCTGACCGAGGTCGAGGCGGACGTGTTCCGGGTCACCGGGCGCGCCCGCATGCTCGATATCGGCAACAAGGCCTTCCCGGCCGAGACCTATACCGCCAAGCGGTTCCCCGGGCTGACGCGATAACCTCATGCACTGGGCGGAAGAGCTGATCGGCCGGCCGTGGCAGGCGGGCGGGCGCGGGCCCGATGCGTTCGATTGCTGGGGACTGGTTCGTTACTGCTGGCGCGAACGCTTCGGCATCGAGGTGCCCGAGATCCCGGTCGATGCGGCCGACCTGCGCCGGGTGCTCGATGCCTTCCGGGATCATCCGGAGCGTCGGCGCTGGCGCCTCGTGGCCGAGCCTCGCGAGGGCGACGCCGTCCTGATGCGCCAGTCCCGGCACCCCGTCCATGTCGGCCTGTGGCTCGATGTCGATGGCGGCGGCGTCCTGCATGCGGCCCGAGGGATCGGTGTGGCGTTCCAGAATCCCCGCGACCTCGACCTCCAGGGATGGCGGATCGAGGGGGTCTATCGATTTGCCTGTGACCTTCCCTGTCGCTGCTCCGCCGCTCTGCGCCTCTTGGGAGACCGCCCGTGACCGCCGTCGTCGTCATGCTGCGCAACCCGTTCTGCCCGGAACGGGGCCGAGACGTGCTGCCCATCGTGGCCGGCACGACCATTCGCGCCTGGCTCGACGCCCACGGGATCGCGGAGTTCGAGCGCCCGACGGTCTGTCTGCGCAATGGCGAGCCCGTGCTGCGCGCGGACTGGCCGGTTCTGGAGATCGGCGCGTCCGACGTGGTGATCTTCGTCTCCTTGCCCCAGGGCGGCGGAGCCGGAGGGGGCGGCGGCAAGAACCCGCTGCGCACCGTGCTCATGATTGCCGTCATGGTGGCGGCACCCGCGATCGGCGGCGCCATCGCCGGCGCCATCGGCATCACGTCCACCATCGGCACCTCCCTGATCACCGCCGCCGTCGGACTCGCCGGCGCCACGCTGGTGAACGTGCTGGTCCCGCCGCCCAAACCGCCTGCACCGAGCTTCGGCGGCTCCTTCGGCAGCACGCCGGCGCCAAGCCCGACCTACGCCCTGCAGTCCCAGGGCAATCAGGCCCGCCTCGGCCAGCCGATCCCCGTCATCTACGGGCGTCACCTGGTCTATCCCGACCTCGCCGCCACACCCTGGACCGAGTATTCCGGCAACGAGCAGTACCTGCATCAGCTGCACTGCATCGGTCAGGGCGAGTACGACCTCGAGCAGGTCCGCATAGAGGACACGCCGATAAGCTCCTTCGAGGAGGTGACCTACGAGATCGTAGCACCCGGCGCTCCGGTCACGCTGTTCGAAGCCGATGTGACCACCGCCGCGGAAGTCGCAGGCCAGGAGCTCAAGGGCACCAACGAGCTGGAGGCCGGCGACGACGGCTGGATCGGCCCTTTCGCCGCCAACCCCGCCGGCACTGCCGCCGAGGAGATCGGCATCGACCTGGTGATGCCGCGCGGCCTCTACTACGCCAACACCTCGGGCGGGCTCGATCCGCGCACCATCGACTGGGAGGTGGAGGCGCGCGCGATCGACGAGGATGGCGTCGCCCTCGGCGGCTGGGTGCAGCTGGGGGCGGAAAGCGTCACTGCCGCCACGAACACCGCCCAGCGGCGAAGCGACCGCTATCCGGTCGCGAGCGGCCGCTACGAGGTTCGTCTCAGGCGGACCGACGCCAAGGATACCGACGCCCGTGCCGGACACGAGATCCGCTGGCAGGGGCTGAAGGCGTTCCTCTCAGGCGAGCCCGTGTTCGGGGACATCACTCTGCTTGCAGTGCGCATGCGCGCGACCGACAACCTGTCCCAGCGCTCGTCGCGGCTGGTGAACTGCATCCTGACCCGCAGGCTCCCAGTGTGGGATCCGGTCGCCGGCTGGTCGTCGCCGCAGCCGACGCGGTCGATCGCCTGGGCCTTCGCCGATGCCGCCCGCGCCCATTATGGCGCCGATCTGCCGGACGCGCGCATCGACCTGGCGGCGCTCCATGCGCTGGATGGCTTGTGGCAGGGCCGGGACGACCGCTTCGACGCCGTCTTCGATCAGGGTGTCACCGTCTGGGAAGCGTTGACGCGCATCGCCCGCGTCGGCCGGGCGGTGCCGTTCCTGCAGGGCGGCATCCTGCGGCTGGTGCGGGACGAAGCGCGGACCTTGCCCGTGGCGCTCTTCGGCCCCCGCAACATCGTCAAGGGCAGCCTCAAGGTCCAATACCTGATGCCGGGCGAGGACACCGCGGACGCGGTCACGGTCGAGTATTTCTCGGCGCGCATCTGGGCGCCCGATGAGATCACCGCGAGTCTCCCCGACAGCGCCGCCGACCAGCCGGCCAAGGTCGAGCTGTTCGGCTGCACGGCCGAGGCGCAGGCACTCCGGGAAGGTCTCTACATGGCGGCGGCCAACCGGTATCGCCGCCGCATGGTGAGCTTCCGCACCGAGCTGGAGGGGCTGATCCCGACCTATGGCGATCTCATCGCCGTCGCCCACGACATGCCCCGCTGGGGCCAGGGTGGTGAGGTTGTCGCTTGGGATGCAGCGATCCGCACGCTCGAACTCTCCGAGCCGCTGGAATGGACCGACGACGAAACGCACTACATCGCGCTGCGCCGGCGCGACGGGACGGTGAGCGGCCCTTGGCCGGTCGGTCCGGGCGCCGGCGATCGGCGTGTCGTCCTTGCCGAGGATCTCGATTTCACGCCCTACACCGGCGCCTCGGAAGAGCGGACGCACTTCGCCTTCGGTGTGGGCGAGGCCTGGAGCCTGCGCGCTCGGGTCATCTCGATCCGCCCGCGCGGGGAGCAGGTCGAGATCACCGCCGTGGGCGAGGATGCCCGCGTCCATGAGGCCGATCTGGCCGCGTAGTCATCGACGAGAGGAAGATCGCATGAACCGTCCGACCGTCGGTGACGGCCATAACGTTATGCTCGAAGCCGAGTTCGAGCAGTTGCTGGAGTTGGCGGCGGAGCGTGGCGCCCGCAAGGCGCTGGAGGATGTTGGGCTCGACGGCGACGATGCCGCCGTCGACATCCGAGACCTCCGTTCCCTGCTGGGCAGTCTCAGGCTCGCCAAGCGCACGGCGGTGCAGACCGCTGTCCGCATCGTTACCACCGGCGTGCTGCTCGCCCTGATGGCCGGCATCGCCATCAAGCTGAAGCTGTTCGGCAACGGTCCCTGACCGACGCTGCCGATCCTCACCCCACCAAGCCCGCCGCTCGGCGGGCTTTTTTGTGCCCGGAGACCACCCATGACGACGAGCTACTTCAACCACTGGCGCGATGTGCCCGAGGATACCTGGCGTTGGAAGAACTTCTCTCCCGCCGAGATGGCCTGTCGCGGCAGCGGGTCGCTGCGCATGAACGAGGAGGCGCTGGACAAGCTCCAGGCGCTCCGCGACCGGCTTGGCAAGCCGCTCATCGTCCGCTCCGCCTACCGCAGTCCGGCGCACAACCGCGCCGTCGGTGGCGCGCCGCGCTCCAAGCACATGGATGGCGCGGCTTTCGACATCGCCATGGCGAACCACGACCCGGTCGCGTTCGAGGCGGCGGCGCGGGCGGTCGGATTTCTCGGGTTTGGTTTCTACCCGCGCTCGGGATTCATGCATATCGATCTCGGGCCGGCGCGGCAGTGGGGCGAGCGTTTCCCCGTGCGGGCGACAGCATTTGCCGCCGAAGCACCGCCCGCGCGCGAAGTGCTGGCCGAAAGCCGTACGATGAAGGGCAGCGGTGCGGCGGGTGTGGCGACGTTTGGCGCCGCAGGCGTCGAGGTCGTGCAGAACGTCCTGGTGGAGACCCAGTCCGCCATCCTGCCGCTTGTTCCTTATCTCGATACGCTGCGCTGGGTGTTTATCGCCGTGGCGATCGTCGGCGTTGCCGTCACGATCTACGCCCGCATCGATGACTGGAAGCGGGGGCAGCGATGATCGCCTCCCTGCTTGCCGGCGTCGCCACCAGTTCATGGGCGCGGGCCGCATTGAAGTATGGCGCCATCGCGCTCACCGTTGTCCTGTTCCTGCTGTCGATCCGTCGCGCCGGGGAGCGCGCCGGCCGCATGGCGGGACGCCTCGAAACTGCGGAGAAGTCCAATGAAGTCCAACGCCGGATGCTCGATGCGGCGGCTCGCCGTCCTCGTGATCACAGCGATCTCGCTGACCGGCTGCGCGACGGTCGCTTCTGACCCCCGCGTCGCGACCGTCTGCCCGCCGGTTGTCGAGTATAGCCGCGACTTCCAGGCGCGTGCAGCCGACGAGCTCGATCTGCTGCCGGAGGGTTCGGCCATCGCCGAGATGCTGAGCGACTACGCCGTCATGCGGGAGCAGGCGCGGCTGTGCCAGGAGGAGTAA